TCTTGCTGAAGTCAGTGCAAAAGTTTCAAAGTCAGTAACAAGCGAACAGGAAAAATAATCATGGCTCAAATCGTTCTCAAAGATGTTGGAATTACTATCAACGGCACAGAGTTGTCAGATAGATCAAACTCTGTTGAAGTGAATTATGAAGTGGAGTCAGTTGAAGTGACTGCGTTCGGAGGCAACCGTTCATTCGTTGGTGGCTTGCAGAACAACACTTGCACAGTTGAATTGATGCAGGACTTCGCTGCAGCAAATGTTGAAGCAACAATTTTCCCATTGGTCGGAACACAGACCACGATTACTTTTGAACCAATCAAGTCTGCTGGTTCACCTTCAGCAACGAACCCTACCTACACGATCACGGGCGCATATCTCGCCAGTCACACACCAATCTCTGGTGCGGTTGGCGAACTTGGAATGACCTCATTGACCTTCACAGGTGGAACACTGGTTAAGACAGTCGCATAATTAAATCAAAACAATTAGAAGGAGACTGCAATGAAAATTGCTTTAACAGTTGAGTTTAATGACGGTACAAAGTCTGAAGCAGATGCAGTGTTCGCTGACTTCGTTGCGTTTGAACGCACATGGTCACGCAGCGTTGCACGCTTTGAAACAGAGATTCGTTTAACAGACTTGGCTTGGTTGGCATGGCACAGCGAAACCCGTGTTCGCAAAACAAGTTTGAAGTTTGATCCAGATTGGATTAACACGGTTGCAACGGTTGAAGTCCGTGAGGATGTTGAACCCCCAAAAGCCGACTAGGTGACGATTCCGCACACTGGATCGTTGCCTTTTTAGCCTGCGAAACTGGAATTGCACCTTCATTATTATTGGCTGAAAGCAATGTGATGATCCAAGCAATGCTGGACTATCTCAACAAGAGGGCTGAGCGCACTAATCGCAGACGGTAGTAACATCTCCGCATGATCAAAGTTGATGTGTATGGTGTGCGTGAGACACTTGCAGAGTTACGCAAGTATGAGCCTGAAACCTTTAAGGCTATAAAGAAGGATTTGTTGTTGTCTGCGCAACCTGCTGCTGCTGCTGTTGGTAGTGAGTTTCCTGACAAGCCGTTGAGAAATTGGCATACATCTGGTGCTAGGAGGGGTAAAGCAGGGATGCCTCCTTATTCTGGCGTGTCTGTCAAAAGCAAAGTGAAAGTTGTTCTTGTGAGCAAACGACCAACAGGACAGCAGAAATATGGTTTGATTCGTTTGCAGCAGATGGATGCTGGTGGTGCTGTATTTGATTTTGCTGGTTCGGCAAGTAAAGGCAATAGCGGTAAAGGTTCTACATCATCAGAAAGATTTATTTCTAATCTTGATAAAAGTTCTAATTCTGTGCAGCGCACTTCTGGTAATCGTTCCCGTGTAATGTTCACAGCAACAAGAAAACACTTGCCGTTGGTTGAACAGGCTATTGAGGCTTCAATTAGCAAAATTGATGGTGAAGTGCAGAAGCGATTGAACGGATACTGATATGGCAGTTGGCGTAAATATAGTCAGTACTTTTGACAGCAAAGGTATTGATAGGGCTGTAAAAGATTTCAAGAAAATTGATGGTGCAACAAACAAGGCTGGCTATTCGTTAAGAACTTTTGACAAGGCTTTAAGTAACGGCGTTGTCAAACTTGCCAAGTTTGGTGCTGTGGCAGCCGTTGCTGGTGGCATTGTTGCTAAGCAACTTGTTGCATCTGCGTCTAGTTTGCAGGAATCGTTGAGCAAGGTGAACGCCGTGTTTGGCAGTTCAGCAAATCAAGTTGTTGCTTGGTCAGAAACCACAGCCAAAGCGTTAGGTGTTTCGCAGAGAGCAGCATTGGAGGCTGCAGGAACATACGGAAACTTGTTCCAAGCGTTCGGACTTGGTGCGCCAGAAGCACAGGCAATGAGCATCAGGTTGGTTGAACTTGCTGCAGACATGGCTTCCTTTAACAATGTGCCTATTGATGATGCGTTGCTTGCCTTGCGTTCAGGTTTGTCTGGCGAAACAGAGCCATTGAAAAAGTTTGGTGTTGCACTTAATGAAACAACGCTTAAAGCAAAAGCACTTGAGATGGGGCTTATTTCCACCAGCAAGGGAACTCTGCCACAGTTGATCAAAACTCAGGCAGCATATGCGTTGATTCTTGAACAAACAGCAATCCAGCAGGGTGATGTGGCAAGAACCAGTGATGGTGTTGCGTTCAAAATGAAATCGTTTGGCGCACAGGTTGAGGATGTTAAAGGTCAAATTGGTACAGCCCTGATCCCTATTTTCTCTGCGCTTATGTCGTTTATGAACGACAAGGTGATTCCTGTGTTTGTTGAGTTCGCAGCGATACTTGGTGAGGAAGGTGTTGGTGGGGCGTTCAAGTATTTGGGCAGTCAGGTGCTTAGGGCAATCGGCAACATGGGTTCACTTGGCAACACACTGTTTGCTCTCATATCTGCTTTGATATTGGTTAGAAGCGCAACGATTGCTTACAACGCAACGATTGCGGTGATGAATGTTTTGAACACACTTGCAAAAGCAGGATTTTTGGGTACTGCTCTTGGCGTGAAAGTTTTGGACATGGCATTAAAGAGCAGCCAGATTGGTTTAATAATCGCAGCCATCACTGTGGCGGTTGTGATAATCGCTCTTTTGATTGCTAGGTTCAAAGCGTTGCGTGATGCAATAGCGAAAATAGGTGGGTTCTTTAAGGGGTTGTTCACTGGTTTCAAACAAGTTGAGGCTGGTGCTGATGCTGCAGCAGGTGGACTTAACAGAGTTAATGCTGCGTTTGAGGGCTTGAGCAGGAAACAACTCAAGACATTTGACACCAACCGAAAGTTTTTCAGAGACAGCGAAACTGGTGCAACAAAACTGCGCATGGAATTGTTGAAGGTTGATGACACCTTTAGTGGCGTCAGCGATACCACTGGAAAAGCAAAAGACAAAATGCAGGAGTTCATTGACAAACTTCAAGGCGTAACCAAATCTCAACGCTCACTCAAAGACGCAACTAGCAGCGTTGAACAAGCGAACGACAAGTTGAGTGACGCTTTCGCCAATACTGCTAAAGCACAAGCACAGTTCAATAAGGTCACTAGGGGTTACGCTGCAGACAGTAAGGAAGTCATTTCACAGAACAGGGCTGTTGCTGACGCTCAACGCAACCTAGTTAAAGCCAACATTTCTGCTGCAGATAGCGTGAAAACACTCAAGGCTGCTGAGGAAGCACTGCAGAAGTTGCGTGAAAAGGTCAGCCCATTTGATATTGAATCAGGTGAAATCCAGTTACAGAAAGCAAAGTTTGATGTTGAGCAGGCGAACTTCGCTGTTCTTGACGCAGAAAAAGAACTTGCCGATTTGCGCAATGATCCTAAATCAACTCCTCAAACAATCCGTGAAGCAGAGATTGCTTTGGCTGAATCAAAGTTTGGTGTCCGTGATGCAATCAAATCTGTTGCAGATGCAGAGGAGGAACTAAACAAACTTCGCACAGACACTCCTACATTGCAGCAAATCGCTGATGCGGAACGGGTTGTGGCTGATGCAAAGTTGGCTGTTGAGGATGCGAATATCGCTCTTGCTGATTCGCAGGCGAATGTCAATGAGCAACAGGAAAAGTTAAACGAACTTGTTGAAGGCGCAAAAGAAGGAAGTGATGCGTACACAGATGCATTGAAAGAACTAACTGATGCACAGAAGGCAGAACGGGATGCGATTAATGATCGTATTGATGCTTATGAAAGGTTGGCTGACGCAACAGATGAGTTGGCAAAAGCGGAGAAAGAACGCCGTGACGCTGCTAAGGGTTTAACCCCACAACAAGTCGCTGCTGCTGAGGCTGCTGAGGCTGAAAGGATTAGGCGTGGATTGCCACCACAAGGCGATGGTGCGCCTTCATCTGCTGGTGCAGGTGTGAATCGGGCTGCAGCAGGTCTTGCTGCTGCTGTTTCTCGTGGTGCGCTTACGCAGGATCAGGCTGATGCTTTGGAGATGCGCAGGTTCACTCCGTTCGCAACTGGAGGCATTGTTACACAGCCAACCCGTGCGCTTATTGGTGAGGCTGGAGCAGAAGCAGTCATTCCTCTTGATCGTTTGGATTCTGGCATGACAGTGAATGTCACGATCAATGCTGGCATGGGTACTGATCCTGCGAAACTTGGTGATGAGATCGTTGATGTGCTTACTCGGTATCAGCGCAGGAATGGTGCGTTGCCACTGAAGGTTGCATGACATGACACCTATGGCATGGGGTGAGGAAATCACTGTTCTGATGGAGTTGGGTTTCCCAGTCAATATTTTTACTTTGGACTCTGCAGAGGATGGTGTTTTAGATGAGGACATTTTCGGTGGAACATTGGTCGGTGATGATGTTTCACAGTTCTGTCAAGAGATAAGCATTAGCAGAGGTCGTTCTGATCAGTTGCAAAACTTTAACGCTGGCACTTGCACTGTTCGTTTGTTGAATCGTGATCGTAGGTTTGACCCAATCAACGAGAGTTCACCATATTGGGATGTTTCAACAGGGAAATCAGGTGTGACACCACGCCGAAAGGTAACAATTTTCTCTGACGGTGTTGAATTATTTACAGGGCGTATCACAGACATTGATGTTTCCTATGAGCCAAACAACCCTAATGCGACTAGCGAGAACAGTTATGTGACGATCACGGCTGCAGATGACTTCGTGCTACTGGCAAACACTTTCACAGAGAACGCCATTACACCTACACAAGAGTTGTCAGGTACACGGGTTGCATCCATTCTTGATCTACCTGAAGTGAATTATCCTGCGACCCGTGACATTGATGCTGGCGCAGCAACATTGGGTGGCGGTGCAACATTCGCAATAGATGCCAACACCAATGTTCTGACCTATCTGCAATCCGTTGCTACTAGTGAGCAAGGCTATTTCTTTGTCGCTGCAGATGGTGATCTAACTTTCACTGACCGTATCGCAGCCTCGTTCACTGCACCTAGCGCATACTTCTCTGACGCTGGAACAGATATCCCTTACACCAGCCTGTCAGTTATGTACGGTCAAGAGTTCCTATACAACAAGGTGGTGTGTCAGGTTGAGGGTGGCACAGATCAGATCGCTAATGATGTTGCGTCACAAACTGAATACGGGATTTCAACACTTAGTCTTTCGGGCTTGTTGTTGGTGGATAATGCTGCAGCATTAGTTTTGGCAGCCGATCTTTTGGACAAATACAAAGAGCCTGAATACAGGTTTGACCGTATCCAAACGATTTACAATCCATTAAGTTCTGGTAATCAGCAGACTTTGACTGCTGTTGATATTGCTGATGTGGTTCGTATTACACGCACTTATCCAACAGGAACACCAGCGACTGTGACTAAGGATTACAGCATTGAGAATATTCGTCATGTGATTTCGCCTAGTTCGCATACGGTGGAATATGGTTTAGCGGTAGCGGATTTGGTGTACGCTTTTATTTTGGATGACAGCCTGTATGGGGTCATGGATTCAACTAACGCTCTGACCTGAGTGTTACACTAGGAGGCATTATGGCAGGCGCAGGCGCAAAACTCTTTACCAGTGGCAGTGTTCTCACTGCAGATCAGGTCAATACTTTCCTAATGGATCAATCCATTATGCGATTCACATCCACGACAACCCGTGATGCAGCCTTTGGTGGTGCTGGCGAACCAACATTGGCTGAGGGAATGTTCGCTTACACAACTGACACAAACACTTTGTGGTTGTATAACGGTTCATCATGGGTGAATGTTCTCGGCTCAGATATTGGTGAGCAGGCTTTGTCCAACCGTAATGTGATTATCAATGGTGCGATGCAGGTTGCACAACGAGGAACAAGTACAGCAAGCATTACTGCTTCTGCCTATTACACGGCTGACAGATTCTCTACCGCTAACACAACTCTAGGAACATGGACACAATCTGTAGAGGCTGATGCACCAACTGGTTCAGGGTTTCGCAACTCCCTAAAAATGCTTTGCACTACGGCTGATGCTTCACCTGCTGCTGGAGATGTGTTGCGGATTGACCAAAATATTGAGGGGCAAAATCTGCAACAGTTTCTCAAAGGAACATCATCAGCGAAACCATTTTCCGTTTCATTCTGGGTAAAAGCAAATGTGACTGGAACATACATTGTGTGGCTTTTTGATGAGGATAATACCCGTTCCGTTTCGGCTTCATACAGCATTAGCGCAAGTGCAACTTGGGAAAAGAAAACCATCACTTTCCCTGCTGACACAACTGGTGCTTTCAATAACGACAATGGCAGAAGTTTGATTATGGCGTTTTTTCTTGGTGCTGGTTCTAACCTTACGAGTGGAACACTTGGTACAACTTGGGCTTCATATACTGCTGCGAACGCTGCTGTCGGTCAAACCAATCTTGGTGCTGCAACAAACAACTATTGGCAGATAACGGGTGTTCAGTTGGAGGCTGGTGCTGTTGCTACACCATTTGAGTTTGAGGACTACGGTGTGACGCTTGCAAAATGCCAAAGGTATTACTATCTTTTTTCTACTGGTCAAGATAAAGATGCTGCTCTAGGTTTTTATAGCACAGCAACCGCCATGATTTTACCTATCTTTTTCCCTGTACAAATGCGGTCTGCACCTACGCTGGTAGCAGCATCAGGAACAAATTTTTATTATGCGCTTGGTGCTGGAGGTTATGACACCTTTAACAGTCTGACTATCGGGCAAAGGGGAGTGAGTAGCGGTTATGTGCAGAACACTACAGAAATGTCTGGAACAGCAGGTCAGGCTTTTGTGTTTGGCGGTGGTAGTGCATCTTCAAGTGTCGCTTTTAGTTCGGAGTTGTAATGAAAAAATATTTCCTAAGAACATATGACAACGGCATCACAATTCTTTACGAGGAGAATGGTTATATCTTTTCGTTTACTGATTCCGATGAAACCAACTCTGACTATCAGGCATATTTAGAGTGGGTTGCTGAAGGTAACACGGCTACCGAATGGAAGCCTGAAGCCTGATGTGCGTTCACGCTGGCTAGTTTTTCTACCTGTTGCGTTATTCGCACTGTTCGCACCACAACCTGCGCACGCCACACAAACAGGGTTGCTAGTTCGTGGGTATCAGATAGATGAGATACCACCAACGAAGTCTGATCTTGCTTACCCTTTGTGCGGTACTTCTGTTGAACCGTTTATTAATGCGACTTGGGATTATGAGCAAAATCTTTTTGGTGATT